AGGCTTGCAGCCAGTAACTGCTCCTGCATCCTTATCTCTATCTCTGCATCACGTTCAAAAGTGATGGAGGTGATACGTTTAGCAGGGTCAATGTGGTCCACTTCATGGATATCAATGGGATCATACTGACTGAGGAGCTCGGGGTGAGTTGATACCATCACATAGCACAGTTCAAAGGTAGGCCTGTCATATAGCCACATATAAGCACGGCCCTGCCACTCATACTCAGATAGATCCTTCAGCTCAAATGTGGTAGCCGGAAAGGTCTCAAGTGACCAGGAGCTCTTGATATCAATGATGCTATCCTCCGTAATGATATCACAGCATCCCGTTAGATACTCATTTTCTGCCCTCTGCTCATTTTTAAGGTAGTTTTGGAACCTTACCCCATTGAGAAGGTCAATAGAGTCCTGTTCCTGCTCTATGCCCTTCAATACGTACTTATTCATTAGCTGAGTACGGTACCCATAAAAGTCCTGTTTAGCCTGCTCAATGATGTACGTCTTAGCAGTCTGACCTAATACCTCCCCCTTAGTCCTGGAGGAGGTCATTAGCTTACCTAATTGTGATGCTCGGAACTTCATAGCTGTGCCTCCTGCTCTTTGGTTAGTGAATAGGTAGCTCTAAGGTCCTCAACGGTATATCTACCCTCTTGGATAGCTTGAAGTGCACTATTGAACCTGTCAGGTGTTAGGGTAGGCTTAGCCTTGGGTGCTCTGCTTGCCTCATGGCCATCATCATCAATGGCTTGCAAACAGCACAGGTTCACCAATGTATACCTACGAAAGTACGTGCAAGCTCCTCCGAGCTTTTGGGCATCTGTAATGGGAGGCAATGTAAGGTAACTCTCTAATTTATCACCTGTTTGGATATCCACAATAATAGTATATACCTTATCATCAATGATTGGCTGTATCAATAGCAGGCCATGGTCCAGTAGAATAGGCTCAACCGTATCAATAATGCTGTTAATGTCGGCATAGTTACGCTTCAAATGGGGGTTTGTGGCATTCTTAATGACCTTACCCATTGACTGCTTAGCCAGGTGTAGCTTTTGGTAGATGTTTAGGCTTGCTGCCTGAGGTACTACCTCCTCTTTTTTTGCTCTTGTTGTCATATTAAAAGGGTTTAATTTTTACAAAGATACAAAATTATTGTACCACTCAACAAATTCATCAAAATTTTTTGCGATAATATACACACCTCCTGCCCTCTCAATCATTTCCTGGTATTTCTTCTGTGCCTCGGACTGCCTATCCTTACCAATTTTGACCTCTATCTTCACACTTCTGCCCTTAATAGTAGCAGATATATCAGCACTGCCTGCAGTAGAGGTGCCTTTGGTCCATTGGATGCCTGCCACTGAGCCATCAGTACGGTACCTTGTACGTGCCACACCCATGGTGTTGATACGTTCAGCCTGATAACCATGCAGGTTTATCCAGTCACATATTGCCTTAGTCAGTCCATTGGCAGTTGAGTCGGTGTATTTTTTTTTCATGATATAGGATGGTGGAAAAGTTGGTGTTTTCTCAAGGACTTTCTTAACTCTGAGCTCATGCAGTGTTTTAATGTGGTCTTTGTTCATAGCGTATGTATGTTATCTCCTCCCCTTTCCATGCCTTAATGATGTACTCTCCAGGTGGCAGGTGTAGCTCCCCCTCTCCAAGGGTAGGTACTGTATCTGTATATCCAATCACTTGGATGTAATCATATCCTCGGATGCTGTATGCATCACATTTTTGAGTACTCTTACAGCTTAGCAGGCTGAGTAGGAGTAAGGTAAAACTGGCGGCCTTCATGGTGACTACGGTGTTTAGTTAATTTATATTTCATGTGAGTAGCATAGCAGTCTATCCATCGAGCAAAGACTTGAGGTTTCAGCTCCTTAAAGCCATTGGTCTCTTCCTGGAATTGCTGCATGAGTCCTTTGTACCGGTACAAGTGAGATCCATCCGCAGTGAGGGGTGTATCCTCAACAAAGTCATAGAACTCCTTGCAGGTATTTTGGATGAATTTCTTAATATCACTGTTTATTCCTGTAGTTTGGTACAGCCCATGCTCAAGGTAGTACTTGATATTGCTTATCATGTAGTTATCGAAGTAGCTCCATTCCTCCTGAGTCCATTGGTCGAATAGCTTGCACCCGTACTCATCAATGGGGCTGTGGTGAGCATTGAAGTATTGGTTAAACTCAACCTCATGCCTTCTCCTATCATGACTGCCTCCTGCTCCTGCTATCACATAGTTGGTAGTGATCACTATTTTAGGGCTCCTTTCGTATGGGATATAGTACTCATCCTTGTTCTTTCGGTTGACAGGGATACCCTCAGTGATGAGGCTGAACAACTGCTCAAAGTTGAAGTGCTTTTTGACATCATCAAAAGCCAATACCTGTGTATCAGGGTTCACCCTTGAGTAGGCAAAGTCATTCTTACCTGGGTTGAATAGCTTACCATCAATCTTGACTATCTTACGGATGTGACCAAGAGCTGTAAGCATGAGACTCTTACCACTCCCTCCATTGGGGTTATCATCAATCTCCTCATCGTTGAAGATAACTGCCTTTTGGTCTGCCTTATCCTTGTAGGTGTGCAGTAGGTACCCTATGGTGGTCCTCATGGACTTAATGCGGTTCGGTTCCTGTGCTGCAATCTTGTTAACGAAGTCCTGAAAGTTGTTCTCATAGCTATCCTCCACCTTGAACTCTCTCGGTATTATTTGGTCTCTCCAGATGTAACCATCAATATCAATGTAGCTGAGTAGTTTGACCTTCTTCTTAGTGATCACTGCCACCCCATTGGTGAACGGTAGGTAACATTCGGTCTTGGAGTCCTGAAGGATACGCATATCAATGCTGTCAAGCATATTAAGGTGACCAGGTGTAAACAGTTGTGAGCTCTTAGCACAATGGTTGTATACATCCATCAGCTCTCGCTCCATTAGATAGGTCAGTACATGGTCCTTTATCTTCTCAACTGAGCTCTCTTGGACCTTATTCTCGGTAATGTAGACAAAGATAGGGTTATTTGAACGCTCCGGATAGTACTTAGCAAAGCCTTGTTTATGCAGCCATGCAGCATACTTGTTGGGGATGATGTTAACGGTGTTTTTTTTTACCTCCCAAAATATATCCTCCTCCTTTTGGATGGCCTTAATATCCTCCTTAGATACACTCAGCTGCTTGCTAATGTCCTCGGGAGGTATTCCTTGCTTCAGTTTATTCTTAATACCTTGGATAGCCTCCACATCTTCAAATACCTTGAGCCCAAACTGAGCTTGTTTGTATGCATTCCTTACTGTATTGGTTATCTCGGTAGCTCCAAAGCCTTCCTGCGTATATTGTAGTAGTGTATTCTCCGCAGTTGTGAGGGGAATAGAGTACTCACATAGGCAGCAGGCTACCTTGTAGATGTAGTTAGCCCTATTTCCCTCCTTAAATTCACCATGGTTAAACTTCAGCACCTTCTCAATAATGCGGTTCTCATTGGTTACAATCACCTTGGGGGTATATTCACTACGGTGATACCCTGTATCCTCCACAATACCTGTGTAGATGGCGGCAAATTCATTCAGGTAGGCCTCGGGGTCATAGGACTCAAAGCAAACCCTTGAGATATTCTTGTTGGAGGTATCAAAATACTCACTCTTAATGTACTGCTCATAGTGGCTGAACCTCCTCCGGTGCTCTACCTTGTCGCACTGAGGTATCCTAATCACTACCTTGAGGCCCTTACCACTTGGAGACGTAAATAGCATATATGTGTACTTATCGTCAATAAGCCTCTTCCGTTCTGCTGCCATGGTCTCAGCATCGGGGTACTTGTCAAAGTCCAGGATACACAGCCCAGAGTGCTCAACAAGGCCATCATCCTTCCGCTCACTGAAGGTACCATTGAACATGATCGCCATGAGTGTGTTCTTGAGCTCATTATTGCCCTTCCGGATGGCCTTTATCTTACTAATTAAATCAGGTGTGCCTACCTGTATCCTGTTATGCACCTCTATTGCCTTAATAGAGAAGGGTGTCTCTTTAGAATTGTAGAGACTTTTGAAAATTGAAATGTAAGGGTTATACATGGTTACAAATATATTAAATAATTCTAATTCGTGACAACTCCGTGACAACCGTGACAACTCCGTGACAACTCAAAGGGGGTAGTTGTCACGCCTATAAGCCCCGTCAGTATTGGGTTTCTTGTGTTTCCGTGACAACGTGACAACTCAAAGTCAACTTTTTGGGGGGTGAATATCACTGTATTAAATATATGGCTCATATGCATTTGGGTTGTCACGTCGTCACGGATGGGCAAAAAGAAAGGGAGCCGAAGCCCCCTAACGTATTAACCCTTATCTTATGACATGGCAAATATCTCGCTTAATTGCTTACCTGTCAAGGGTTTTTCAAAATTGGTTAATAACTTTGGAGGAAAGTTTCCGTTAATGGTTACCTCCACATTCTCCGTGTCAACCTCATTGTATTTTACCTTGTAGGTTGTCACGGGGTTGTCATGGGTTGTCACGGTGAGCAGTTGAGGAACCGGGTTAATGGCTGCCAGGTACTTGTTATCGTTCACCTTCCACCACAAGTCATGCATCTTAATGCCATAGACTATTGTGCTGTGGTTCAATCCAAGGTAGTACCCTGCAAGCTGCACTGTCATGTGCCTCCTACGTACCAGGTAATGAGCTAAGAAATACCTCTTATAGACGTACTCTTGTTTCCTGGTCCTCCTAAGTAGGTTGAAGTCATCAATGATCTTTACTATGTCCATGTTCTGCACCTTGGATAGGTGGTATAGTTCGTCAATCATTAACATAGCTCTTCAATTTTGTACCCCCACTGGAGATATTGTTCTAAGGTGTCAAGCTCCTCATCTTGCTCGTCAAAGCTATTTAGTTCGTGGAGGTATCCATTGGCATCTAAGCCCATGTAACACCATACTCCTCCCTCGGGCTGAACCGTATCAGGTAGCCACATTCTGTAGTATTTTACGTATTTCATTGTTCTAATCGTTTTGGGTCATTAACTCCTTTGAACAGGTTGCTTGTGGTAGCTATCATGCCTGTTGCTTTCATAAAATCAACCTCAGCCTTAGCACTGTTAATTACAGAGTTTGACAGGTTAGATATTGCCTGTGCTTTTTCCACTTCCGTAGCCAATTGCTCAGGTGTTAATTCATCATCGTTCAATCTTTCGAGTGCTGCAAAGAGGTGGTCTCTTAGATCATTCATTCCGTTTCTTGCCATTTTGTTTTTGTTTTAGTTGTTTATTTAATTTACTCTTTAATCTTATCACGCTCTGCAATTCACCTGGGAACCGTTGTATGCTGTTCCGTATTGCATTCTCACGCATTGGGATGCACTCAAGGTTCTCAATGTCAAGGTTGAGGTTGTTGCCATCCTTAAATCTAACCACATGGCCTTTGGGTATTGGTCCATAAATAGACTCCCACATCAACCGATGAGTGAGCACCCAAAGGCTATCCTTTACCTTAGTATATGAGTAGGGCCTTCCTGTCTTGTCATACCGGATGGTGGTTGCATTAGGCTCCCTGGTGTTGAAGGGCTTGTTGCCAGGTTTGTACATGGTACGTTCCACCTTAGCATAGAGCTCACTGCTCATCTTCTTACCCTTGTTGTGTGCCTTATGACCAGGTTTCCATCTGCTGTTGATACCTGAGTTGAGTGCAAGCCTTCTGTTCTGCAGGTACTTAATGCGTGGGTTTTTCTTTATCCCCATGTTAAAGACTCTGTTGTAGAGCTGTGAGGTGGTGTATCCAAGGTAGTCACATAGTGCCCTGCTGGGTACGGTAGGGTAAAGTATTCTAATTAACTGCTCCTTATTCATGCCTTGATAATTTTGAAGTTACCCATTTGACAATCCCCTGAAAGTAGGAGCTCTTTTTGTTTCCACCGGCAGAGTCCTCTGCTGTTGAACACCCACTCTCTGATGAGTTGGGTGTGGATGTAGTATTGAAGTCTGAACATTTGGCTTTGCATTTTAAGTATTCGTAATATAGCTCAGTGTTGAAGCTACCTCCTATGTCATGGCTGAAGGACTGAGACCTCCACCACCGTGCACATTCGTATAGTGTTTTCCCTTTCATAGCGTATCTTCGTAAAATAATTTCATAGTATGAGCATTGGGTCCATCAGGGTGCTTAAGTGCCTCATTCATTAACTGCTCAATGGCCTTGAGCTCGGGTAGTGTTAGCACGTACCGGATATCCTTAAAGATGTCACCCTCAGCGTAGAACTCCTGCCAGGCTATCCATGCAGGTCTATTCGCACTATATTGCAGGTATGTCACCATCCCCATTATCTCGGTTCCGGTATCTCTTGTGAACCTTACATCCACATTGTAGTTGTCATGAAATTCCATCCAAGTTATCTGCATATCAAAAAGATTAGAAGGTGATACATAGCTACCGGTACAGCTACCACCACAATGGCAGCAAAAACATCGTCTAAGATTTTATTTTTCATAAGGGGTCAAATTTAATCGGGTTAATAAATCATCCATCACTGCCCACTTGGTGGCTGCGTAGTTAGTGCCTGAGTCATGTGGACCAAAGGCATCAAGCATTTCCTGCATTTCATCCCGAAGCTCTTGCTCCATGTCCAGGATGATCATTTCCATTTCAAATTCTCTTGTCATAACTAAATGTTTAAGTGTTAATACTTGACAAATATACAAATAGTTTCATTATCAACTAATTTTGAACATAAATTTAGACTCATTCTAAATAAGGAAATGTAAAAATAAGGGGGTGCAATCGGCAGAAATCCGAGTAATTAACTTAAAAGTGGTGAAAAATACTTAGATATTTAACTTAAGAGATATTTTTCTTACGCTTGTAGATATACTCCTGGTACTTAGTGAATACCTGATGGTTGATTTTGTTATGCTTATTGCAGTCTCGGCACCTTAGCCAATGGTGTACGGTTCCTGCTGCAGTGACTACCTTCTTGTTGTATACGTAATTAGTACTACCGCACTCAGGACATTCATATTTCTCCCCTCCATGTTGCACTGCATAGTTGTGCTGTGGGGTTGCATAGCTGTTGAGCTTATTGAATACAGCCTCAAGTACCTCAACATCCATCTTGCAATAGGCTACCATCTTATTTAAGGCCTCCTGGTCCTTACGAAATACGATATCCTTCCACAAGTCAAGGCCTCCTGTATCCATCTTAGCCCCTACCTTGAGTAATTTGGCAATATAGTCGAGCTTGTTGCTGTTAAAATTAAAGTATCTTTTAGCCCATTTAAGGGTGTCAATAGTCTTAGGTGATGGCATAACACCAATACCATGGAATAAAGCTCTTGTACGTAACCATTTAAGGTCAAACCTATCCCCATTGTGGGCCACAATTTCATCAGCCTCATGTAGTACCTTAATGAACTGCTTGAGCATTGCCTTGTCACATTGGCTCTTGGACCATGTTAGGCTGTGGATCTCATCCTCACCCTCCCACTTGTAGCAGATGCAGATGATAGCACGCTCATGGATGATGTCACCCGGGTTGATAGTTAGGTTATATCCTGTTCTCCAGAATATACCGACATTGAAAGAAGTCTCAATGTCATAAAATAAGCGTTTTCTCATCTGTTGAGTTTACTGAGTACTGCCGCCCATGCTAACCTAAGCACAAAGGGGATAGCTAAGCCTAACCAAAAAGGCCACCATCTTAGTCTATATCTCACCACCTCATGCTGTTTGGTTATGACATCACCACGTATCTTCTCTATCTTTATTCTCTCACGCATCTCTATCCTCGTCTGCCACCTGGTCTTGGGCAGGGTAACTGTTCTAAACTGCACCACCGTATCCTTGTAGGTGATGACCTTTTCCCAAAAAATGGTATCATTACGTACTATTGGGATTGAGTCCACAGTAGCTATGCGGATGGTATCACTATCCTGTACTACCTTGAGCCCATTAGCTAAGGCACGCTTGTAGTGGTATTGTGCTCTCTTAGGAGCTGAGCAGGATACTATCAGTATCAATAAGGGTAAAAAGTATCTCATAATGCTTGTAACATGGCTATCATTCGAGGACATGGGTAGATATCACTCTTATCTTTCCTCACACTGTTGTGGGTGTAGATGCCTGGAGTACCTTTGAAGGCCTCCGTATCAATTGAGAATATCTCTTTTCTATAGGTCTTGGGTATGTTGTAGGTCTCACACAGATACACCAATAACTGACGGGTGCTTTCAATCTGCTCATCCGTATACTTGTGCCACAGAACATGACCTTTGAAGGGCTTATCAAGGACCGTAACCTCCGAAGGATCTACCACACTCTTGACGTAGTTGATGTACTTACCATTAACCTGCTTCAATGGGCCCCAATTGCAGACCTCAATGCCTACAGATAGCTTGTTTAGGTTTTGATATCTAAGCCCATGAGGTGCAAAGTCCTGATTATCTATGCCGAGGTGGTAAGCCCAGTGCTTGCTTGAGAAACATTGAACTATTGTACCCTTGTTTCCAATGACGAAGGCAGTAGCTATCCTGGTATCATTGCTGTTCCAAAAACGAGCTACCCCAACAGCATTGCCATTGCCTGCTGTATGGTGCAGATATATCTGCTTTTTGGTAGCCTCCTCTTGGAAGTATTGGTCATTAGATAGGCGTTCCTGTAATATCTTGGTTGTGTCTAATCTCATCTGCATCTCTTTTAATTTCCTTAGCTCTCGTTATTAAATTCTTAGCACTTATCCATAGGTCAATACCCTTTACTGCCTTGTAATTTTCGTTAATACTCACCACCTCAATGGATACAAGCACTAAAGATAGCATCTTTGTTAGCATCAAAGGAACAGAAAAAAACGTTAAGATGATATCATTCAGTATGAAATAATCAATGAGATAGAACAATATCACAGTTACCTCATACAGCAACATCTTACTAATGACATCAGATAGCTTCCGTGAGGTAACAGGTTGCTTAAGTTTACGGGCCTTCCACACTCCCGTAATGGTATCCACAAATATGGCAAACCCAATCAGGAACATGAGCCCTGTGATAGGCATAAAGAAAGCACCCATCATGGATAAGTAAAGCGGCCACTTATTCTGCAGTGCCGTTATTAGAATTGTTAATTGTGCTCTCATATTGGTTGTATAGTATGGTGTATATATCGTAGGTAAGTATGACCCATCCTGCAAGGCTAAGGTAATTCTCAGGCTGTTGGAGCAATGCAAGGCCAAGGCTAAGCATAAACACATGGTATGCAATACCCAAGCAGTTAATCAATGCCTGCAATATCTTTAGGAATACAAATTGTTTGTCCATCGGTTGTGAATATGTGAATATAAATCTCATCAATCTCCTCCCATTCGGTGAAGGTATATGTAATATCATTGACTGTTACGCTATGCATACTTCTGTACTATTACTCTTTTCCATGCTGCTATATCGGTGGCTGAGGCTGAGTGCTGCACGGTGAAGATGAGGTAATTATCTGCGGTCTTGTTGAAAGGTATTAAGCTAATGGCACTTGTATTGTAATCGGTTGGTGCACTTGTACCTGTAGCAAAGCAATTCATGTTAGTAAGGTCCACATATATATTCCTTTCAAACCGTTGGAACCTTACAGTTGTACCCATTGAACCTGCTGAACCGAGAAGGGTAGCACCCGTTAAGCTGTTGGTGGTGTTTATGTAAAATCTAAATGTTGTTGAACCTGTACCACTGACATTAGTCCTATCTATGAAGGCCTTGATATAGATGGTGTTAGTTGTAGCAATAGAATTGGCAGGTATCAATACGGTTGCACTGATGGTATTATTCAATCCATTCACACCTAAGCCATAGCCATTACCAATGGTAGAGGGGTTACCACTACCGGTAACTGTTAAATCACCCTCACCAAGTACAGAGGCTCCGTTAATTGTCTTGATGTTGGTACCACTAACCAAGGTATCCTGCTTACCTGCTCGACCTGCAGCAACTGCTTGGTCAAACAATGCAGCCTCATCATCGGGGCCCACAGGGTACTTGCTTGGTTTAATGTTGTTACTCATGACCCCACAATTGTATTGGATGTAAAGGTGTAACTTGTCTCTGTGTCAATGTTAATAGTCAAAACAGCATACCATGTAGTAGGTGCTGAACCAGATAATAAGTTGATACCATCGGTAGTTAAACTTACACTTGTATACAAATCACCACCTGCATATAAATCAACTGACATTGACTGTGGCACTATACCCTCGGATAGATTAAAGAAAATATAAAGAAAGCCTGCATCTTCATATAACACTGGGCTCTCATCAATTATTGTAACTCTATTATCCTCATCAATGGAGCTGATATCAGTCTCTCCTGAGTAGCTATTGATAACTACCGTACCATACCCCTCAAGGGCTCCGTTAACAGCAGCCATACCAAAGCCATTCTCAATGCTGTACGGTTGCCCCCATCCTATATCATTTGCCATTGTTGCTGTTTAAGTAGGTTAATAGTTTTTTGATGTTGCTCTTGTTCGGTTTTCTTACAGTACCCATCCTATATTGTAATTGTTAGTATCAGGATAAATGTCACCATTGCTGTTCGTATGGTACTCGGGGTAGAGTGCATTGTTAAACTGCAGGTGATCTATCATTCTTTGAGTATAGTTTTGAGCTATATCCCTCTGCTTGGAAATCAGCATATCAAGCTCGGGTTTCTCAATGGGGGTAGCATTCTCACTGCTATGCTTGAACACTCCCTTGTTAGCAATAGTATACACACTGAAAGGCAGATATTCTACCATGGCCCAATGGATGAGACAAGGCTTCACATAGGTAGTGAGTAGGTTGAGGTAGGGCTGTTGTATCTCATCAATGGCTTGCACGGTGATGGTAGCGTCATTGTTACCTGCTTGGATGGTTAGTACATCACCTACCGTGTAGCCTGTTCCTGCAGTAGCTACGGTGTAAGATACCACCACGTTACCTGCTGTAACCAAGTCAACACCAAAGCCTGCACCTGTACCACCTGAGCAGGCAATACCTGTGAGGTTAGTATATCCTGTACCTCCTGCAGTCAAGGCTGTGGTAGTAGGTACACCTGCACCACTCACAGTGTTAAGTACATCGGCCTTAAGTTTGTTGAATAGGTCAGTACCGAGGTAGTTTTGAAGGTGAATATCCTGGGCTACCTTTATCCATTGGATGAAGTTGTCAGTATCTACGTTGCCATTGACAGCAGTATACTTAACCAGGTCTTGTCTTGTTATGAGTAGTGCTTCCATTATTTATTGTAATCGGGATGGTGTCCATTGTTAGGCATATCAATAGGAGGGGTATTAGCCTCACCTGAGCCTCTTGGGTTAGGCTGGTAGCTCTTAGGTATGGTTGCTACCTGTTCGTTGCTTGAGAGGGCTTTATCGGGCCTCAATGTTCCATCGGGGTTTTTCTTCCGTTGGTATAGTTGCTCAGTCCAGAAGTGGCCACAATTCACACCACCTTTGAACTTAAATAAATCATAAGGCTGTCCTTTGTGCCCTAACTCCTCATTCACTCCTGCTCTGCTTGCAGCATCAATGTCCTCCAATCGGTATACCACTCCGTTGTTGGTCCTTCGCATCATCTGCTTGCAGAAGTCTCGGCTGTTATCCTTGTTGTATCTCTCACTGTACCGGTATCTCACCTTATAGATGGACTTATCCAGGTAGCTAAATCCATTCGGGTTGCTCTTAATCACGGATGCAAGTCTCTGCAACATGGATGGTTTGGGTGCTAAGACTCGGTTAGCCCAATCCTCAGTGCTGTCATTATCGGCAGAGTACTCTCTCTCCTCAACAAGCTCCCATACCTCTCCATCCACTTGCTCCCCGTCAAGGTTTCCAAGGACCTCATTGAGCACCTCATCACTTACATCCTCTTTCTTGAGCTGTACGGGTGCAGGTTTCAAGCCTGCCAATGCTCTCAACTCATCGGATGTCATGGCCTCAAGTACTTTAGCACTTACATTGGGTGACATTTTATTCAGTGCATCCGATATCTTAGTTATCTCATCAGCAGTAGTCAAGTCACCACTTTGGTCTAATGGGTTCAATGTCTCAAAATATAGCTTCAAAGCAATCCCATTATAGGCAAGTATCTTATCAAAGGCATCAAGCATGACCTCCTGCAATGGCACAATCACCATGTTATTGAACAGGATAGCACTATTTTTCAGCTCATCTGCATTGGATCCAAAGCCTGTGGTAGTAGCAATACCAAAGAGCAGTGGTGATGTCACGTTGTGACCTATCAATATCTTGCGTACACACTCCTCACTGAGATACTTGTATAGCTCGGGTGCCTGCTGTACCGGCATATTTTCAATGGTGGCAGCAGTCTCTTTGTTTTGGTTGAAGGATACCACAATCTTATCTCCACCTGGTCCTGTGAGCTTGTTCATCACATCACTCTTAATCTGCTGTTGCTGTTCCTCCGATGGTACCCCATTGTTGAAGTTAAGAATAGTGCTCGGTGAAAAGGAGCTCTGTACCAGGTTAATCATGTAGTCACTTGTCTCCTCCTCCAATACTGCATAGGGTAGTGCACCTTGGTAGTCAGGGTAGGCATAGTACTTCATCCCCACTGAGTAAGGCTTGACAAACAATATCTCAATGTCATCCTTGGAGGTGCCGAAGGCACTGTATCTTGTTGGTGGGTATTTCTTTACCTCAGCCCAATTATCGGAGTAGTAATACCCTTCAATCTCCCCCTCCTCATTGCACTTCTCAGCTCGTAATAGTTGTACCGGTATGTGGTATGCCTTAGCTATTTTCTTGTGGTCCTTGGTGTATAGCACTTGGATAGCAAACTGCCCTAACATCTTAAAGTCAAGGGCCATTTTTCGCACACACTCCTTATCAAATAGAGCAATCATCTGTGCATACTCATTGGGCTTCTTGCCTGCATCCAATGCTCTCAACCCTTTGCCGTATACCAATCGGGCTATGTTGTTGATCACTGCATTGTTGGTGGTGCTGTTGATGTATCTATCAAGCAACCACTGGTAATGTAAATTGTTCTCCCCGTACTCCACCCAATTATCTCTTTTACTCTCTTTGATAACAGGTGGCTCATAGGCCGCTAAATTAACTATGTGGATGTTGTTCATATCAGTACATTAAAAAGTCATTAGCACTGCTTGGAGCTACGTAGGCAGAGCTGTTGGGTGTATAGTTAGCAGGTGCTTGGTCCGTGCAGAATAGTCTATCTCGGTACACTTCCACTCCTGCATTGTCTTTCAGTATTAAACGGTAGTAGTGCCCCTCTTGACATGGGAAGACTGCCTCAATCTCATCGGTGTAGTCACCAGGTGTATAGGTTGTAATGGGTACAGCTACCTCTACATTGGTGCTCTCATCTGTGAGGTGCATGGTATCTACAGTACTTTCCCTTGGGATAAAGTATATAAATTGGTCATTGACATTATCGGTGGTAACTACCTGCATATATATATAACTCACCAAGTTGTAAATTGTTGCCAAAAAAGAAAGGGGAGCAATGTGCCCCCCTTCTCAGTTGATATGGTATACTATTAAGTAGTAACCAAAGTAGGTGAACCTAACAAGGTAAGTAGGTCAGCCTCAGTATTACAGTCAAGGAAGTTCGCAGGCTTCTCCTCCATGGCCTCAAAAGTAATTTTGTAACCATTAAAATCACCATACTGTACCCCACTTTCAACACTTCCTGCAGTAGCATCACATCCTCTGTAAAGACCTGCTAAAAAGAATTGGTTTCCGTTGGTACGTACAATGATGTGTGGACGGCCATAAGCTAAGATTTTGAACTGCTTGTGGAATACAGGGTCTTGTCTCTTCAATTCAATAGTCAAAGTTTGAGTGAAGAAAGTAGTACCATTCTCACGGGATGTGTTCATGGTAGTGTTGAAACCGTTGTTCCCTTTAAGCTCATACTTGTAGATAGAGGACAAAGCAGGCAAAGCAATACCTGTGATTTGGTCCTCAAATCCTGGAGTAACATCATAGGTAACATCACCTGATGGAGCGGGGTCCGGGTCATATATACCGTAGTTTAATAGATATACCGCTTGGATACCTGAGATGCTATCCTTGCATTGCTCGGTGCGGCCATTTGAAATTGTACAAGGCATTTTATTAAGTATTAAAGGGGGCAGTGTTACCCACCCCCATGATTAGTATTAGTTAACTGAGTTTACGATACCGTAGGTAACAACATCCTCAACAGCTCCGTACTGAGCACCACCAACAAATCGCATGATCATTCTCACATTTTGTGAACCGTCAATGTCAGCCATGTCGATAACTTTAACCTCATTCAAGTCACTCAATACAGATGTACCGAAGAATAGGTTATCTACAGTTGTAGCAATTGCAGTGTTAGCAGCCAATCCTGGAGCCCAGAATATCTCGATACCATCAATGCTCAAAGCACCTTGGTTGTACCAAGTAGTTGACAATCCACCAACACCAGGAGCAGGAGCTACGTTACCTGTTACACCTGATACAGTAGAGAACCCACCCAATGCACGTACATAAGCCTTAGCAATGTTAGTGGATACATAGATGCGTAATCCTGGGTTACCATAAAGAGCAGCAGGGATAGCATCAACAATCTTACCTAACTCAGTAACTACGTTAAGAGCAGTAACAGTTGTACCGGTTACCTCTTGAGCAGCAGGAAGAGCAGGGTCAAGGGCTACGATAGTAGAGATACCATCAAACGAACCATTGGTTGCAGTTGCACCTGTCCAGAAAGCAGTCTCAATGTTAGCAGCAACACGCTCAGCAACACGAGCAATCATGAAGTCAGCCAAAGATTTTGGCAATTCTTTGAAGTTAGAAAAACCTAACTCAGCACTTTGCCACGTATTAAAGTAGTCGGCCTTACACAATTCCAAATTTACCTGTAGGTCTTTGGTTGTGATGAAACGCTCAGTAAGAGTGATGGTAGATGCATCCGTGAAGGAGCAAGTAGCATTTCTTACAAGGTTAGTATCAGCAACCTTCTGTAAAAGTTGCTTGTAACGTACATTAGGAAGTACAGTAACTCCACCCTTTTCAATGGTAGGAGCAGATAAAAGAGCAGCAGCAACATACTTGCCTGCAAACTCACCAGCATAAGTGGTAGTAATCGAAGTAGCCATTTTTTGTTATTTGTTTAGTTTAGAAATTATACGATCAAATGTTGATACACCTGCACTTTGACCCCAAGTAAATTGTGGTTGTGCTTGCGGTTTCTCAGGGTTGTGAGCAATGGGCTTAGCAGCAGGCTCATCAACTACAGGAGCCTCTTCCATTACAGGCTGCTCGGATAGTTGTGCCTTCAGTGCCTCATTCTCAGCTTTCAATTCTTCAATCTTAGAGAACAACATCTCTTCAATTGTAGACTTAATTACTTTTTTAGGAGCTACAGGGATAGCCTCATCAGCCATTTCCTCCTCTACCATTGGAGCCTCAGCCTCAGGAGCCTCTTCTACCTCGGGAGCTTCCTCCTCCATCTCTTTAATCTCTGCAATGATGCCCTCTTGAGCTACCACTAACATTCTCCCATCCTCCATTTGGTACTCACCAACAGGTAGAGCAACACGTTGCTCATCCTCAGTAACGATAAAGACCTCCATACCGGCCTCAAATGCATCAGCCTCAAGGATAGTAACCCCATCCATGAGCTTCATTGTAGCTAACTCTACCTTGTTCATGCCAAGGAGGGCAGCAATCCTGGTTAAAATTGTGTTTTCTTTCATGATTTTTCTTTAATAACTCAACTTAATTAACATTGTATACCTTTATGTAGGCAATTTATTGTAAATCAAGGCTGTACTTTGCCTCCGATATTACCAATACCTTGTGCTTGCAGGGTACCATCACAGCACTTTGACCTGTATTTTCCATCCTTGCAGAGGCATCCACGCTTACCACCTTGTGGTGAGCTCTTAGTTTGTTCTTTTTGCTTACTCATTTGCCTTGTCCTTTGTAAAGTTTAACATAATTCTTGGCACCCTTGCTCCGTGATGCTCGGCACTTGGAGTGGATACCTGGTCTTTTTCTCTTTGGTTTCCTCACAAAGGAGATACCTGTGTTGCCCTTAGCCTTGCTCATTGTCTATTTCATTGAGTTTAGACTTGGCCCACATCAATCCTGCCTTACCTCCCCATAGTAGGTAGCTGATATATCCGCAATCATTGCTATCCCCTTGGTTGTAGTACACCTCAGCTCTTGACAGGTAGCTGTACATTCTCTTAATGGTTTCAATGCTCACCTTCTCACCATTGGCTAACTGCTGAGCTCGTATCTTACCCACTTGAGTAGCACACTTGTTGCCATTCCTTTCATTCAGTGCAATACCTCTCTGTGCATTCCTTCTAACTACCGAAGGGTAGTCATTGTAGCTCTCATCTGCTAACTCCTTACCACGTAGCACGTTCTTAATCTGCTCAATCAGGTACTCTCTTTCCTCCTCCATTGTTCTCATGGATGCAAGGTCTAACTTATCAGCGAAGTATCCCTCGATGCTGAAACCTTTTACCTCACCATCCTTGACCTTATTCCATACGCTGTCATTGTTTACCTTCATGCTTATCATCCACGTACCTTTAGGAAGGTCAAACCCATAGATAGCACTCTTATCCTTGGCAGGGTCCTCAATCAACCAGGACTCAACCACGGTCATGCCATCAATTTCCTTCTCATGCTCATAGGTAGCATTGTTCTGCTTGCCATTCTTGAAGAACATTTCACTTGCTTTGCGTACTGTCTCCTCACTGAAGTAGATATAGAACTCACCGTGCTTATCATTCTTCCGGTATATCTGCTTGTTAGGTATCAAGGCAGGACCCATGAGGATCCTTTTCTCACCATCCACGGTTGCAAGCTCCATCTTTTGCTTGCTCAACTTGACAAAGTTTTCCTCAATGGCAGGGTCCTCTACCACACTAACAGCATACACCCCTGTATCCTGGTCATTCTCATCCAATACTAATTCGATTATTTTCATAGCTGTCCTGTACTTATTCTATTTCTATCTAATGCCTGTTGAGTAGTTACCTCTGCACCTACCACGTATGCCTTGACGGGCTGTTGTTGTAGCTGTGCAAGTTGGTTGATACCATTGTTACCTACCACGTTGAAGTTAGGTGCTTGCATAGCTCCACCACCACCACCACCTGCAGAACCACCACTGCCACCTGTTGAAGATGGAGCATTCACTGAACCTCCTGCACCTATCTCCTTCAATGCCTTGGCTGTAGCTGCAATGTTAGCAGCAATACCAATACCTGTACTAATGTTGTTCAGTGCAATCACCGGAGCTGCAGCTGCACCACTGGTTGCAATGGCTTGAGGAGTAGCCAATGCACCGATGTTCGCAATGTTGTTAGCCTGTATCATCTTAGCAATACCAACAGCAGACTCCACCAATACTGCACCCTTCTGCACTGCCTTGGACTTACCAAATACTTGCTTGAGTAAATCAACACCCTGCAGAGCTACATCCATACCTTGCTGTTGGAGTGCTTGCTTCTGCTCCATCTTAGCCTTCTCAGCGTTGAGGTCCTCAAGTCTTAGAGCCTGTATATCTGCATTGAGTTTCTTGGTGGCAGTCACACTGGCCATGTCATACTGCTCCTGTGTTATCTTACCCTCATCAAGTTTAGCGGCTAAATCTGCTACCTCTTGCTTGTATGCCAATTCACGGATGGCTTTCTGTTTGTCGAAGCCTGCCTGCATTGCAGCAATCTTGATATTCTCACCCTCAAAGAATGCAGCTAATTCAGCAGCATCGGCAGCCTTCATATCAGCCAATACCTTGGCATCATGGTCATCCCGTATTTTTTGATACTTGGCATTGATAGCCTCCTCATCTTTCAACCGTTGTGCCTCATAGGTAGCAATGAGTGCACGGTCAGTATCGTTGAGCTCTTTCTTATTTTTCTTGAGGTCCTCAATGAGGATGTCATACTTAAACTTGTTCTGCTCAATCTCCCTCTGTTGATCATCTTTAATTAGCTTGAGCTCCTCCTCCCTTAGTTTACGCTTGGCAGCTGCCTCCTCTTCTTGTTGCTTGAGCAATGCATCTGCTTCACTCTCTGCATTTTTCTTACGGGTTTCTGCTGCATTTTTATCTATCTCCTGGAGAGCTATCTCAGCATCCAATACCTGCCCCCTAAATTGGTCTAACTTAGCCTTGGCCTCATCAATAGTCTTATCCCCTTCCGCTTTTACACTCTCAGGGTTAAAGATAAGTTTAGCAAGTCCCTCGGATGCATACTCATTGAACTTAGATATTTCTTTGTTGATGTTGAAGGTAGTAACCTTACCAAACCCAAGGGCCTCACTGAGTGAGTTAACTGCTGTGGTAGCTGTATCAATCGGCAATGCCAATAGTCTTAGAGTCGAGGTACCTAACTCCAAACCAACACGGGCAACATTCTTAAGGATACCGAGGTTTCTCTTCTCACCCTCTATCTCCATTTTCTTACGTACCTCCATATCAGCAATGTACTGCTCCTGTGCAAGTACTGCCTTTTTCAACCTGTCAAGCCTTAGCAGGTTAATCTCTTTCTCACTCTTTCCGGCTAACTTCAAAGCCTTGGCTTCCAGGTCAAATGACTGCACGCTCTTCTCAGCTAATTCAGCCCTTTTCTTATCCTGTTCAATCAGGTTATTATGTTCCTTGGATACACCACTAACAGCGGCCTTGATGTCATCCCAATAGGCAACAATCAAACCGAGTGCAACCACCAAGGCACCAATACCTGTGGCAGCCATTGCACCCTTGATGCCATTGAAAGCAGTCTTACCACTCACACCTACCGCCTTGTAGCTTGCTGCCGCTTGACCATTGGCTGCAACCTGTGCCTCCGTAGCTACAACATTAGCACTTTGAGCTGCAGCATTGGCTGTGGTAGATGCTGTATCTGTATCCTTAACTACCTTGAGAATACCTAACTTAACAGCTAAATCCTTGACCTGTGCACCTACATTCTTAAAGCTATCTCTTGCCTCACCAAGTGCGTTGAGTCCTGATGTAATGGCCATAGCACTCTGTACCTTGAGCATTGCTCTTTGTACATCTTCACTCTCAGTGCCGAGCAATCCCATGGCTCCGGTAACAGCAGAGAACCCACCTGCCACACCTGTTAGTGCAGCACCGAAAGCCTTGAACTTAGCATCGGGGTTGTAGGCATCAGTCAAGGCCTTAGCATCACCAATCCTATCCTTGAGGTCTGCTGCTCTCTTGGCTGCCTCCTTAGCTTGTACGGATGTTGCACCATACTTATCAGCCAAGGCTTGCACTTCCATCTGTGCCTCCTTGAGCTGTGCCTTAAGGCTCTTAGTGTTGTCCTTGACCTCTAAATTTACTACCCTTGTTTCTGCCATTGTCTCTTAGCTCTGTTCATATATAACTCACGCATGGCTTGTTTGTACACCCTCTTAGTGGTGTTGTTGAGTTGGTACTTACCCTTGGCTAATTCAATGAGCTCACTCTTACCAAGGTGGTCAGTGAGGCTCAGCATTTTTACGATGTTTTCAATTATCATTCTTCTGGTGTTGGGTCAGGTGGTATGTTCTCAGGACCAACAGGCATGAAGTCATTGAGTAGTCTCAAGGTAGCCTGTCCTGTTGTTAAATTAGTTTGTATATCGTTGATGATATACCTCTTATCTCTAATGATTAACCTATCATTGAGCCTAAGTGTAGATAGGATGCTGAGTGGCAATACTGCCTTAACCGTGGTTATCCTGTTCTTAAGGTTGTATAGGTTGTAGAGATACTGAAAGTAATAGGTAGCAAATACTCCCTGCTGTATGGCATACCTGTGGTAGGTACTTGTCTCCGCTGAAAAATTCAAGGAGTACTGTATACTTGTTGTGCTGTTGGTGTAGTCCTGTCCAAACATTACATATTGATCATCGGCAGATGCACTGCTCACCCCATCCTTGAACTTTATAGTATGAGGCAATCCTGTCACCAATCCATACCGGTACAGGATGCATGGCTTGGGTACGTATGGAGCAAGTGCACTGTTGAGTGAGAACCCTACCTGCAAACCTGTTGCTACACCTGCATGATCGTATTGGTTAAACATTAGATTTTCAAATGGCACCTGGATATTGTACTCACCACCATCGTAGGGGTAAAGGTGCTCGGTATCTCCGTATTCCTTCTGCCATTGTTGTAGGTAGTACTTATTCATAGTACTCTCACTCTGTTGGTACTTAAATGATATCTTTCTGTATAGTGGTACCTTGGCTATCTCAAACGAGTCAAAGTCAGTAGCTGTAGTGATGTCATATATCCTACCGTATGCATACCAATCAAGCAATGGCTCAACCGTATACTCATTATCTCCTGTATTCTCCACCACCATGTTGAACTCCTTGAGGATACCACTAAAGAAATCAGCTACCTTCATATCAGGTGCAAAGGTCTCAAGGTTAATATCCTGGACTAAGTTTTGAGTCACACAAGAGTACTCGCTGTAGCTGTTGGTAGAACCATTTAGGAAGGTATATTTAACCTGCATATCAATGTTCAAAGCAGCATCAGCACGCACCTTAAAGAGTATGGTATCATTCAACCCTGCCACATTCGGATGCACATATACCGTAGTGTAGCCTGCATTGCCATTTAAGTCTCCACCAATACCTGTGTAAGTATTTGCAAAGGCACCATTGATATATCTATCTATGTAATAGGTTACCGCACCAGAGCTAACACTTGTAATATCAATGGTAATATAGTGATAACTGTTAACAAGAAAACCAGGTTGATATACAGTGTTGATGCTATTCTGCCCTAAGTCTACATACAGTGACGTATCAATGTCAAGGGTTACGTTGTTAATCAATGCATCGAAATCAATATACTTGGCAGGGGTACTTATCTGCACATCATTCCTATTCTTATACCACAGGTAGGCTGCCATCCATTGCTCAGTGCTGAAAAAATTACTATTGAACGTGATACCGTACTTGGTGGCTATCATGTTTACAATAGCATTCAGCCTCACAGCAGGGAAGAGCTCAGTCAATACGTTGATAGCACCACCTACGGTGTGGATGTTGTTGTTGGTAGATACACCTGTTAACCAATTCGGAGGTATGAAGTACGCACTATTTCCGTTGTACTCCCACAGCCTATTGGAGCTGATGAGTGGGTATTGTACATCCCCTGTAATTGCACCCGTTATCCTGCCATGTACCTCAGTCCAATCATATTGATGGCTGATACCTGAGTGGTCCAAGTCTTGTAGTCTATCCTCACCGAACAGGTCCTTGAGTGTTACGAGCTTGCCATAGAAGGTAATAGTATAGCTCTTTATTTTACCCTTCTCAACATTCGCCTTGTCTAATTGTATCCTACCCTTTTTGAAGGTAGTTAGATCTATCTCAATGAAGCCATCCCTCCGAAGTCCATGGTCAATGGTACTATCCACATCCGTCTCATAGAAGTGCTGAAAAATTTGATTATTCCTTGCAGTACCAGGTACGGTAAATGACTGTGATATATCAGTGTTGCTCTTGCTGATATCATACACATTCTGCACACTGGATGATACCTGTATTGTCTCATCATCAAAGAGGTCAAGCTCTTGCCCCTCAATGTATACCTTTACTGCTCTCTTCATTACACTATGCTATGGATAACGTCATAAGCTAACTCAATCTCAATGGAGTAGTTGATGGTCTTATTGTTGATATTCTTCTGCTTGTTGATGCTCTTGGTGTTCACCTTGACAGGTAGGGTTTGACTCCCCGACTGCCATATCACCCTCTCACTAAGTAGTAGCTCCTGCATGGTCTCCCCGTAGCTCTCATCCACCCATCCTGTGTTCATGGTGTACTTGCGTATCCCGTTGTTATTCATGACGTGCCTCTGCCCCTCACTTATTAAGGTAGGAACCACTTGAGAAGGCATGAGGTTGTATGTTGTGCTGTTCACTTCTAAATTCTCATAGGATGCCTTGTAAAAGAACTCCCTTTGCCATCCACCAAACTTGTTTACAAAGTCAATGGTCATAGGTGTATATCGGCACTCAGTCTTAGGGTAGAAATACCCCTGCCATTGTAGTACGTTGAGGTTATCAAATATCTGCAGGGTGTTACCTGTTCCGTAGTTGCCCTCATGCACTCGCTTGATGTCATACACCCCATCAGCTGTAAATGTGTAGGTAACAGGAGAACCACCACCAAAGGGGATGTGAGTATAGTACCAGAACCGCTTTACCTTGGCAGTCACCAC